TGTTGAACTAGCAGGATAATTGTCCAAATAGCGTGTATTAAGACATACTCGTCTGCTAATTATATGTATGAACAATCGTATTACATGTAGCGGTGCGCTATTTTACACACTAGATACAAATAGATTTCTATTCCTTCACAGAGCGCAGGGCAAGCGTAATAATTTGTGGGGACTTGTTGGAGGCACAAACGAAGGTGCTGAAACTCCGTGGGAAGGTCTTACTCGAGAAATTGAGGAAGAAATTGGATTCTTACCAAATATTAAAAAGACACTTCCTCTAGAAAGCTTTATTTCCCCCGATAGCAGATTCTATTTCCATACATACCTTTGTGTAATTGAAGAAGAATTTATTCCTAAACTTAATACAGAACACAACGGTTACGCATGGTGTAGTTTTACTAAATGGCCTAAACCCTTGCATCATGGATTGCGTAATACACTGCAAAGTAAAATTAATTTAACTAAATTAGACACTGTTTTTCAAACAATTAATTTACTTGACAAATAACCTAAAAGATAGTATAATATAAACATGAAAGTATTAGTTCTAGGCGATGTAATAATCGACAAATATATCTATGGCACTTCGGAACGACTAAGTCCTGAAGCGCCTGTGCCTGTGGTTAAGTATCAGCGTGAAGTTGAAACACTCGGTGGCGCAGGACTTGTTTACGAAAACTTAAAAAGACTAGGTGTAGATGTAACACTATTTGAAACCGAACAACCTAGCAGTATTAAAACTAGAGTAATTTGTGACGGACATTATATTACACGTATAGACGATGATAAACATGCAGATAGTACATCAGTATTAGAAACTATAGAGTTACAAGACTTTTCAGAATACGAGTATGTTATATTAAGTGATTATAATAAAGGTGTACTAGACGAGTCACTTGAAATTATCGAACACATTAACAAATTTAATTGTAAAATAATTGTAGATCCTAAAGAACATTCTACCCATTATATTGGTGCTTGGCTAGTAAAGCCCAATTACAAAGAGTTTGGAGACTTCGGATTTACAAATTGGCAAGGTAATATTATTACAACCAACGCAGGCGATAATGTTGTTGCAAGTATAAACAATGTGGTGTACAATATTCCAGTCGAGCCTGTAGAAGTGTCAGATGTTACAGGCGCAGGAGATTGTTTCTTAGCAGCATTTGTATATGGATTAACCAAGCAATACAATCACCGGCATTGTTTAGAACTTGCTGTTAAAGGTTCTAGAGAAGCAGTTAAGCACGTAGGCACACACACGCTTACTGTAAGCGATCTCGAAGAACGCATAGTGTTTACTAACGGATGCTTCGACATACTACACACGGGTCATTTTGAACTACTAGCAGAGGCAAAATCGCTTGGTGGAAAACTAATTGTAGGTATAAATTCAGATGAAAGTGTTAGACGATTTAAAGGTCCTAAGCGTCCTATTAATAATGTAAACAAACGTAAAAAGCAATTAGAATTATTACCGTGGGTAGACGAAGTGGTTGTGTTTGACGAAGACACTCCGTACAGATTAATTAAAGAGGTAGTTCCGCACGTTATTGTAAAAGGCGGTGATTACACAGTAGAACAAGTTGTAGGGCATGATTTAGCCGATGTGCATCTTGTCCCCACAGTTGATGGTTATTCAACAACACAGATTATAAAGGATAGCAAATGATTATACAAAATAATAAAGCAATTATTAAAAATGCATTGTCTAACGAAAATAAAAAATATATACAAGACATTTATCAAGGTTACAATATACCGTGGTCGTACAACGACGGAGTTCTAGAATCTAAAAATCCAATTGATTTTCAATTTGTTCATACTATTTCTAAAGATGGCGGTGACGGGCAAGGACCTGCATGGGATGCTATAATACCTATACTACAGATACTTAACCCGTGGTCGTTGCTTAAAGCCAAAAGTAATTTACGAACTAAATCACATGTGGTAGAAGAATCACAATATCATCGAGATCAATGGATACCGGGTTCATTTACTGCTATATACCATGTTAACACATGCGACGGATATACAAAATGGAAAGACGGCGACAAAATTGAAAGTATCGAAAATACACTAATCATTTTTCCTGCGCATATGCAGCACTTAGGTACTACATGTACTAATACTAACCGCCGGATAGTTATTAATATTAATTACATACCGCCACAAACAACAATAATAAATGATAGAGTATTAGAACATAATAACAAAATAGCAAACGCACTATATACTAAAGACGATATTAACTATCAAAAGATTTGGAGAGAACAATCTGTATGAAAATATTAGTCACAGGAAATCTTGGATTTATTGGAAAAAATGTTGCAAGCTATTTGCAATCACAAGGTCACGAAGTAGAAGGTTGGGAATGGGAGCCAGGTGTACTTCCGCATACTGAAGGGTATGATTGGTGTATACACTTAGGTGCTATTAGTTCAACTACATATACAGATGTAAATCAAATACTAGAACAAAATTTTGAGTTTAGTGTTAGGCTTGCGCAAATATGCGAAAACTTTGGTACTAATTTGCAATATGCATCCAGTGCAAGTGTATATGGACCAACAGATCATTTTACTGAGAATGGGCCGTTATTGCCACAATCGCCGTATGCATGGTCAAAGTATTTGTTTGATAGATTTATAAATCAATACATAGACGAGTTTGCTATTAAAATACAAGGCTTCCGTTACTTTAATGTTTACGGAGAAGGTGAAGAACACAAAGGTGATCAAGCAAGTCCTTATACTAAATTTGCATACCAGGCTAAAGACAACGGTGTAATTAAGTTATTTGAAGATAGTAATAACTATCTTAGAGATTTTGTATGTGTAGACGATATATGCAAACTCCATGAAAAAATGTTTGATGTAGATCAATCAGGTATCTTTAATGTAGGCACAGGACGTCCTGTAAGTTTTGAAACAGTAGCACAATCTATTGTCAATAAACACGGCGGCGATATTGAATACATTCCAATGCCAGATAATGTAAAATCACAATACCAAGAATACACATGTGCAGACTTGACTAATTTAAATAGCGTAGTAGATATGCAATGGACTAACATAGAGGATTATATTAATGGAAAATAACGAACCAACTAGACTTAATGGAGTTATATCTAAAGGATGGGGCTACGAATTAATTTGGGCATCTACTGACAAGTACTGTGGTAAAATTATGTTCTTTGAGAAAGAAGGTGCTCAATTTAGTATGCACTTTCACAGAGAAAAAGACGAAACATGGTTTGTAAATACCGGTAAGTTTAAAGTACAATGGATTGATACTTCTAATGCTGCGTTATATGAAAAAGAATTAAACGAAGGCGATGTATGGCATAATCCTCCATTGCAGCCACATAGATTAATCTGTTTACAAGGAAGTTCTAGCATTACTGAAGTTAGTACAGCTGATAGTGTCGAAGACAATTATAGAGTTGCTCCTGGTGATAGTCAAAAGATAAAGGAAAAAAATGGCTAGAAGTGTTTTAGATAATGCGTTTGTAAGTAACACTGGATCAGAATTTAGTAGTAGTAATACTAATAATGATTATAATAAACCAGTTGTTGGCTTAGATCGTGACGGTGTGCTTAATGTAGATTTAGGCACATATGTAACCTCTCCTGAATATTTTCAACCTATACCCAACAGTTTAGAAGCGGTTGCATTACTGCGATCTAAAGGTCATAGAATAGCAGTTATTACTAATCAAGGCGGAATAGAAAAAGGATTAATGACTACTAATGATGTAGAACAAGTGCATAATAAAATGCTACAGCTTTTAGGACAAGCAGGATGTCCTAGTATTGATGCAATATATTATAGTACTAGTAGCAGAAAACAGGATATATACGCTAAACCAAATATAGGAATGTTTAAAAGATGCGAAAAAGAACATTCATTTATTAAATTTTCAAAAGGATTTTTTGTTGGTGACAAACTTAGTGACTTAAAGGCTGCTCATAAGATAGGTGCCCGTCCTATATTAGTAAGAACTGGGCACGGATTAGAAACCGAAAAACAATTAAACAAACACGCATACAAACAGATTAAAAAACAAACACTTGTGTTTGATAATCTTTGGGAGTTTGCACAAGCCCTTTAGG